GTTCATCAATTTATGGAGGAGGATCTGGATATAGTACAATAGAAAGTTTTGTAACATCATCAAACGTAACTTGTTCGTTCTCGTCTTCACTTACAATTTACGAAACTCAATACAAATGTACGGCTAGACAATACGAATTTAATTTTAGTCAAAACCCCACAATTACCTCAGGAAGTACAGCTAATTCAAGTTCAATAGGAACATTCTATACTCCCGCTCAAGAGTTGTATAATTTTGCTACTGGTTCTTACTTTAGACCCTACACTACAACTATTGGTTTGTATAATGACCAACAGCAATTATTAGCAGTAGGAAAATTATCTCAACCTTTACCTTTATCGCCTACAACAGATACTACAATACTTATAAACATAGATAGATAAATTATGTGGTTATACAATGAACAAGTTATTAGCTCAATTGAGGATATGCCTCAAGGAACATTCGGTTTTATATACATGACTACTCACAATTCAAGTGGGATATCGTATATTGGAAAAAAATCGCTATATCACAACGTTAGACGTAAATTAACCAAAAAAGAACTGGCTGAGCATACTGGAAGAGGACGTAAACCATCAACCGAGGTAGTTCAAAAGGAATCTGATTGGAAAACATATTACGGCTCAGCAAAACCAATATTAGCTTTACTTAAGGAAGGAAAACGAGAAGAATTTACTCGAGAAATAATTCAATTCGTCCATAATAAAAAGCTTCTTACTTACTATGAATGTAAGTATTTATTTAAATATGGGGTGTTAGAACATCCTTTAGAATATTTTAACGACAATATTTTAGGAAAATTTTACACTAAAGACTTTTCATAATACTTATAATAAAACTATTTAAATGAAAGATTTTATAAGAATGCAAAAACTAGCAGGTTTAATTACAGAAACCCAAGCTAATAAAATGTTGGAAAAAATAGGTATGATTACACATAAAACCCTACAAGATTATGTATTATTAATTCGGGATATAGAAAATGATGATACTATGAATCCTTCATTAAAAATGGTTTTCACATCAAATGATGAATCTAATTTAGACATACCTAAAGGACAATTAGCTGATTTAATGCAAAATGAATTAGGAGAGGAAATTTCAACAGAGGATTTTGATATTGAGGGACCTATGAGTTATGATAAATTTAAAAATAACTACAAAATGACTATACCTGCTAAATTAATATATGGTATAAATGATACTATTTAATAAAGTAAAAAATATTTAGTTAAGCTTGGGAAACCAAGCTTTCTTTGTTATATTATGGTTATGCTCAATCAACCACTGATTGCCTTAGTAAATTCTGTATTAGGAACTGGTAAACCAACAGCTAGAGGTAACTATGCTTATAGTTGTCCCTTCTGTAATCACCATAAACCTAAATTAGAAATTAATTTTACTGAAAACCAAAAAGGAGAAAATCCTTGGCATTGTTGGGCTTGTGATAAAAAGGGTAAAAAGGTAGCTCAAGTATTTAAACAAAAAACAGCATCACCTGAAAAGATGATGGAGTTAAGAGCTTTAGTTAAAACAGAAACCTCCGATAGAGAATATGCTGTTGCTGAAAAAGTATCATTACCTAAAGAATTTAAAACATTTAAAAATATTACCCAAACAAACATTTCAGGACGTCAAGCATTAGCTTACTTAAAATCCAGAAATATTACAGATGAGGATATACTTAAATACAATATAGGTTATTGTGAGACAGGTCCTTACAAAAATATGGTTGTTATTCCCTCATATGATGCTAATGGAAGTTTAAATTATTTTACAGGTCGTTCGTTTGAAAAAGACCCTAAAATAAAATATAAAAATCCATCCGTATCTCGTGACATCATACCATTTGAGTTGTTTATAAATTGGGATATACCGTTTATATTGTGCGAAGGACCATTTGACGCAATAGCCATTAAACGCAATGCAATACCGTTATTAGGCAAAAATATACAATCAAACTTGATGAAGAAGATTGTAATGTCTAGTGTCGAAAAAATATATATAGCTTTAGACAAGGACGCTCAAAAACAAGCATTAAGTTTTTGTGAGCGTCTGATGAACGAAGGCAAAGAAGTTTATCTCGTAGACATGCACGATAAGGACCCAAGTGAAATGGGTTTTAAGAATTTCATAGAAACAATTTCAGACACATTACCCTTAACATTCTCAGGTTTGCTTGAGAAACGACTTTTCTTATGAGTAAAATAAAAAAATCTTACAACAGAATTTTAGAAGTATCAGATGATGCTAAACAAATAACATTACCAGACTCCCGTTATTATAGACGAAACGGAGAATATTATCCATCAATTACTTATGTTTTAGGTTATTATCCTAAAGGTAAATTTTTTGAGGACTGGCTTAAAAAAGTAGGTTACTCTGCTGAACACATTGTTAAAAAAGCAGGTGAAGAAGGAACAGCAGTTCATGAAATGATTGAAGAATACCTTGAAGGTAAAGAAATGAATTTTATGAACCAATATGGTAATCCTCAATATAGTCCTGATGTGTGGCAAATGTTTTTACGTTTTGTTGATTTTTGGGAAACATATAATCCAAAATTAATTGAAGCAGAAGTTCATTTATTTTCAGATGAATTGAAGGTAGCAGGTACTTGTGATTTGATTGTTGAAATTGAAGATAAACTTTGGTTAATTGACTTTAAAACATCTAATCATATTCAACCTACTTATGAATTACAGACTGCTATTTATGGTAAGTGTTATGAGGAATGTTATGGTAAAAAAGTAGACAACTATGGTATCCTTTGGTTAAAATCCTCTAAACGTAAAGCCAATAAAGAAAAAATGCAGGGTAAAGGATGGGAAATGGTTACATCCACTAGAACACAAGAGGAAAACATTGATATATTTAAGACAGTAAAACGTTTATTTGATTTAGAAAATCCTACTCACGCTCCTATATTTACTGAATTCAAAACTACAGTAAAAAGAACCCTATAATATTTATGACAAATACTATCCATGATTGGACTGATATCACTCTTAAAAGAAATACAAGGCAAGCCAAAAGCAATTTTTATGGCTGGTCCTGCTGGTTCAGGTAAATCATTTATATCTCAAAAATTAGTACCTTCAGATTTTACTACTATTAATGTAGATGATACCTATGAGGAATTACTTAAATCCTCAGGTATCGGAATGAAATTAGCTAACATGTCACCTGATGAATTAAAAAAATCAGGTGAGCTAATGGGTCAAGCAAGAAAAGCTACAGACACTAAACTTCAAGATGCTACTAAAAACGCTAAAAATTTATTGATTGATAGTGTAGGTGGTTCATCTAAAATGCTACTTAAGAAAAAAGCAGAATTAGAATCATTAGGTTACGATACGGCAATGATAATGACTTATGTATCGCCTATTACCTCACTAGAGCGTAATAAACAGCGAGACAGATCATTGTTGCCTAGTATTGTGATTCGTTCTTGGCGTGATGTAAATACTAATATAGACGCATACAGACAGGCGTTTGGTGATGATTTTACTTTAGTAAATTTAGATCCTGAGGATGCTAATAAAGATTTTGATGAGAATTTTATTTATAAAAATTACATTGAACCTTTAGGTAAAATAGGTAAAGAAAAATCACCAGAAGAAAAGGCAAAATCTAGAGCCGAATCAGAAAAAATATATTCAGATATCAAACAAACTCTTAAATCACAACCTAAGTTTGATACAATAGAACAAGCAAAAACAAAAATTACTAACTTTATAAACAAATGAAAACATTAATAGATTTATTACTTGAAAGCGAATTAGCTGAAATGAATGATAAAGAAACCGTAGACGAAATCGGTAAATTCTTTATTGTTAAAAAACCTAAAAAAGGTATGACTAAAGAGGATATTATGTGTGAGATGACTGTGTTTGATGAAATCAATATTGATGAAATCAAAGGCATTTACAAGCAAAAATCAGATGCCTCTAGAATTGCTACTGAGGCCCTTAAGCAATATGAGGGTATGATGAAAGAGGTAGAAGAGGCTATGAATGATTTTAGAGAAAGTAAGAAAACAATTGAGGATAAGAAAAAAATTGCTAAAGAAAAAATCGAAAGATTAAAGTAATGGATTTACTAACTAAAGCTCTATTAGAGGACCTGTTAGATACTCAAAAGACAGTGGCCATTTATGGTGGTGGTTTTAAACCACCTACCAAAGGTCATTTTAATGTTGCTGAATTAGTTTTAAAACAATTCCCTGAAATAGATGAATTAAAAATATTTGTTGGGCAAGGTGTTAGAGATGGTGTTACCCAAGATGAATCAATTAGAATTTGGGATATCTATAAAAATTATTTATCACCTAAAGTTGATGTAGAGCCATCAGTTGCTCCTGTTAAATCAGTTTTAGGTTATGCTAAAGAAAATCCTGATACTAAAGTATATTGGATATTAGGAGCTAGAGATGGAGATGAAGGTGATTTAGCTGATATTGAAAACCGAACTAGAACACTTAGTAAATATCCTAACCTTGAGGTAAAAGTTATTACTACCTCTGGAGGTGTAAGTGGAACTAAAACACGTCAAGCTATTAGGGATAATAATAAAGAACAATTTTTTCATATGATTCCAGATGTTAATGATACTGAAAAGGAAGAAATATGGGATATGGTTCATCCTATTATTCAAGAAGGTTTTATGGATGATGTTAAAACTAAATTTCAAAAGTTTATAGCCGCTATTAAACAAGAAGGGCAAGAAACAAAAGAGGTAGTTGGATTATTAATCCATGCTGCTCAAGGAAAAATAGAATTAACTGATAAAGATAAAGAATATATTGGCAATCAATTAAAAGATGTTTTAAAAACAATTGGTTTAGTAGGTATTGCTACTTTACCTGGTGGATTTATTGCTGGTATTTTAATTAAATTATTTAAAGCCGAACATTTAGTTACTCCTTCATCTTTTGTAAACGAAGTAAATATACATCAAAAAGCATTATCTCAAACAGAAAAAGAAGCATTAAAAATAACGTATAAAAATTGGGATACATTTGGTGGTAAAGAATGTAATAATGGTTTCTGTGATATTTTTGCTAAAAATTTAAGTAAATATTTACCTGGCTCTACAATAATGAGTACAGAAGATCCTAGAAATAACACATTAGGACATGTTTGGGTTGAATATGAAGGTAAATATTTTGATGCTGAAACACCTAATGGTGTAGATTCATGGAAACAATTACCATGGATGGTAGAATTTTATTCTAAAAATAAATCATATCCTACAGACATAGAAACTTTAAACGAAGTAGGCGAGGCAAATCTTAAACCATATAAATGGAAAGAAGTAGATAGAGAAAGTTATTTTGTTTATACTCGTTTTGTAACAGATAGTGAAACTCAATACGATGTAGATTTAAAATCAACTAATTATGTTGATGATGATTTAAATAATTTACGAGCTTTAGGAATTGAATTTTCAGCCAAACTAAAAGGTGATGAAGGTTCATCTGCTAAAATAGTAGTTAATAAAGGGGAAATGTATAGAGTAATGTCTACAATTGCTGATATAATTAAAACATATATTAAAAAATCAAAAGCCCAAGCTATTTTATATTCACCTTCTAAAAAATCAGATGAGGAAGATTTTGGCACTCAAAGAGATAATTTATATAGAGCATTTATTTCTAAAGCATTTCCTGGTGTTAAATTTAAACAAGATGGGGAAATAGTAGCTGCTATTTTACCTGATACAATTAATGAATTAGTAACAGATACAGAAGTTATTTGTGATAATTGTGGTTGGGAATGGCCTATAGCAGATGGTGGCGATGATTTATATATCTGCCATAAGTGTGGACACGATAATAATCCTGATTTAGATGAAGGAACTTGTGGTTATGATACAGATGTTAAAACAGGTAAAAAATTAGATACACCTGGTGGATTAGAAGAAGGTCGTCCTAAAAAGAAAGATCCTAAAAAAGGAACAGGTAAAAAACCAGAAGGATCATCTCGTAGATTATACACAGATGAAGATCCTAAGGACACTGTTCGAATTAAATTTAAAACTAAAGAAGATATAGTTGATACTTTAAATAAAACATCTTTTAAAGCCAAATCACATGCTCGTCAATCTCAAGTAATTAATTTAATTCATCAACGAGTAAGAGCCGCTTATAGTAAATCAAAAGATCCTGAAGTAAGATCAAGACTAAAACGTGCTTTAGATTATATTGAAAAACGTAAAGAAATGTCTAAAAAGAAAACAGAACGTTTACGTAAAATGAAAGAAGCATCTGATCCTTTTGGTTTAAATGAATTGGCAAGACAATTTCTTAAAGAAGCTTTGATAGAAACTTGGAATCCCGAGGAATCTTTCGTATCTTTATCTCGATATATGATTGACAATGGAATGAACATCAAACCATTGCCTAAAATTAAGGTTATAAAGGATGATGAAGAAAATGCGTCCCTTCTTTTGGGTAAAACGGCTTATTATGATCCGAATAATCAATCCATTACTCTCTATACTATGAATAGACACCCAAAAGATGTTTTACGTTCATTTGCTCACGAGATGGTTCATCACGAACAAAATTTAGAAGGTAGATTAAATAATATTAATACTACTAACACAAATGAGGATGGTAATTTACCTGAGATTGAAAAAGAAGCATACGAGAAAGGAAATATGATGTTACGTAATTGGGAGGATAAAATAAAAAATGTATAAGTTAACAGATTTATATAAGCAATTAAAAGAAGAAGAAGCAGTTCCTACGGAACCTACTCCTCAATATACTTTATATTGTGATATGGATGGTGTTTTAACGGATTTTGATAAACGTTTTAAATCACTTAATCCAGAACATTTAACAGCAGCTCAATATCAAGCTAAAAATGGAATAGAAAAATTTTGGGATTTTATTGATGTTGATAATAAAATTAAGTTTTGGGTAGGGATGGAATGGATGCCTGATGGAAAGGTATTATGGGACTATATTAAAGACAAACAACCAACTTTACTATCAGCTCCATCTAGAAATCCAGCTTCTCGTTTAGGAAAAAGGTTATGGGTTAAAAATAATATACCTGGAACTAAATTAATTTTAGCATCAGCTGAGAAAAAACAGAATTATTCTGGAAAAGATAAAATACTTATAGATGACCGCCCTGATAACATTGAACAATGGAGAGCAAGAGGCGGTAAAGGAATTTTACACGTAAACGCACAAGACACAATTAATCAATTACAAAACTTAGGACTATAAAAATGGCAGCACCAATAACATACAAACGACTTGTTTTATCTGGAGATAACGCAAAAGCAACAGCCGATGAGGTTAAAGCAAAAATGGCTAAAGATTGGAAAAGAGATTTTCCTGACGGAAAATTAGACATTAAAACTGGATTGGAAGGTAAAATGGTAATTGATGTTACTACTAAAGATACATCAGCTGCCTCTTTAGCATCTAAAATTAAAGATGTTGCCTCTCGTAATAAAGTAGATGTTGTTACTAAAGACAAACCTACCTTAAAGGCGATTAAAGAAAACGATACTAAAAAACCTACTATGAATGATGATGAGTTGATGAAGAGAATTAAATCATCTTTATCAAATCAGGTATCAGGAGGTAAAAAAGGTAAACCTGGATTACAGGAAGGACCTATGGATAAACGTGTAGCTATTGTATTTTTAAAATATAGAGGCAAATCATTCCCAATGGACTATAAAATAGGTTCCACATTTGCTAGATTTGTAGGTGATTTAGATGGAGCTGATAGTAAAGTTGGTTGTTTATCTTTAATATAGTCCCATAATACCTTTCCATCAGGCATCCATTCCATTCCTACCCAAAACTTAATTTTATTATCAACATCAATA